CTACTCGAAGTAGTATTTTTGGCCTAAATTTTGCATCTTTTTGTGTGGAAATTGGTTCAAATGGTTAATTTGGAAGTCTTTGCAGTCTTGATCATTTTCAAAATTTGCATATACCAACATTTCTAATCCAAATCCTTGTCTGTCATATTCCTGTGTAAATGTGACTTCAACATTAGCATCTTCTGCCCATTTCCAATAAGGTCGCAAAGTGTTGTGTAATGCATTTTCTGTTAAGTACTCGTAATCAGCATCATCATTTACGTTGGCTTTTATAATACATATACTGCTCATGATAATAACCCTGTTGCATACTGTGTTAGGAAATTATTAATTAACAGCAATAACCCAGCACCGTTCAATAGGATCAGTGCTCTATCCTTCCACAAGAAGCCAACCAACAACCAACCAGCAAGACCTATAATACTCAACATGAGATCGTACATTTGCAAACCATCAATGCCTCTCATACTGAGAGCAACCAGTACCACAATGCTACTAGCCCATTTTACATACCAACTGAGATCATGCTTTGGTGTTGCACTCTTTACAATTCTACTGGAGTGTTTGATTTCTCCTACAGTGAACTCTTGTCCCTTGTCTGTTTCAATTACCACATTGTCCAGTTTCTCACTATGACTCGGTACTTTACGTGTCATTAAATTTTCCTTATTTGCTTTTCTATCCATATAATTTCTGATGCCACTTTACTGGCAAACAGTTCATAATTGAAATCCACAATGTCCCTTACTAGAGGATTGTGTATCTCGTTCAACAATTGACTAGCACTTCTGCCAATCATTTTCATACGTCTCACAATGTCATCACACAAATCATATGATTCATCTATCACACTGTCAAATGTTTTGTATCCTAATTTTCTCAGTTCTGCAAGTGTTCCAGGTGTGCTACAAATCACAAACGGATGATTATTGTATATAGCATAATATGTTTTTTCAGTTATAAAAACATGATCAAATGAAGTTGTTTCTGGAATTATACTAATTTTTGATTCCGTAAATTTTGTTTCATCGTATGGAAAACCTTGACAATGTAAGTTGAGATTATCTAATTGCGTGAACTCAATGTTATCAATAGATTTGTTATACTTTGATAAAGCACTGTAACTGTACTCATCATTGTAAACTGTGTGCTGAGATAACTTTTTGAGATACTTGTCTTCGCATAATATACTTGCATAACTGTTATCTAGTAAACGTTGGCTATACAGTTCTACTAATAAATTTGCTCTATTGGGTTTGTCCGGTTTGCCAATAACCAGTCTAAAATCTTTATCTGCATTAGGATGAAATTTTAGATTGTGCCTTTGTCCAAATACTCTATGTAAAAATTCTGTGTACAATAAAAAATAATCACACCAAACAATATTCATAGTTGGCAACTTTGTCAATTCTTCTTGTACATAATAATTGTTTAACACAATAGTTGCATCTTGTATGTTATGCTTTTCTAAAAAATTGTGTAGTAACTCTAGTACAGGATCTGGAGTATAAATTTCGTGTGGCCTAACAAATAATATCTTTTTACCGTTAGACACATATGAGTTTAATCTGTTCCTAATACGATGTATTAATCCATCTGATATATTAATTACTTCAAACTGATTTATATCAGGTCCTTCCCAATATGGTGATTCAAACAACCAATCTAAATTGAGAAGGTTGTTATTGATCATTTTTTCTTACCAAAGATTCTATCCCAGCCATCTTCATATTTAGTTTGGCTTGTATCTTTGCGTCTAGCGGAACCTTTGCCGCCATGCCAATTTTTGAAATGATCAGTGCCACTTGGAGGATTGCGGTCAGTACCCATTGAACCTTCGTGAGTGGGTTTATTTTCCTTGGTCATTAAAAGTGTCCTCAGTAAACATAGATATTTGTTTAAGTAAATTATCAACTTCCTTAGAAGTTAGATGCCCTATTACATCTTCGAATAAAGGAGGCTGATATAATATTGCACCATCCTTTAGTAATGCCATTTCCCACTTGCCTTGCTTACCACCGTAAGTGTATGGTCCTTTGATTACACTAGCACCATAACCGTTAGGGAAAGTGTATACTCTGCGTATGCCATGGTTGAATTCTTCTTCGTAGAATGTGTACTTCACCTACGCATCCTTGCAATATCTTTTGCATGTTGATCATCAATAACAGGTACAGCATTACTCTTATGCATTGTTGCAATACCTTTTACAAGTGTGCCTGTGTACTTCATAGACTCTTGTTTGCGGCCGCCACCTGTATCTGTGCCAGTGATAGGCAAACTAGGATATTTCTCACGATGCAATCTGTCTTGTTCTGCTCGCCAATTAACTTGAGACTTCATTGGCTTGAAGTGTTTGTAATCACGTGGGTCAGGCTTCTTGATCTTGCCGTAGCAGTAATCAATATAGTCATCTAGTGTTGCATAACGCATGTCATGTAAGCCTCGTTGCTTCATGCTCTTGTTATGCTCACGCCAACGTACTTCTAACTCAGCCATCTTGGCTTTGGTTATTTTTACTTTGCGTTTCTTAGTATTGATTGTACTAAGTCCCTGAGCCAAATGCATTGTCATAAGTCGCCTCCCATTTTACGAAAACTACGTTCCATGTCTAACTCTTGCTGAATCTTCTTACTTTTGTAATCGTGCCAAAGTGAATGTCCTGCAAACACCCCAAACTCCACACTGAACCAAAACAGTATAATCATAGAAGTTACACCGGCCATTTGTTCAGCAGATAATATGGGTTTGAGAATTGCGCCTATGCCGTGAATGCAAAATATGCTCACTGCTATGCACAGACAAAGCATAAAAGTTCGTAGTAAATTCATGCTATTATTATAGCAAATGATAGGGTTATGTCAACCTTAAAATACTTGTTGGTTGAATAAAAACACCAATAACATCAATCCAAATACACCAACTTGTATTAGTGCAGGTATAACAACAAACAATTTCATAACATCAAAGTTACCAGTCATAAAAAAGTCACCGCCATTTTGCCAAGCATGTACTTCTTCAGGTGTTGCATCAGCAGTTTTGTTTAACTGCAATTCATTTTGTTGGGGGTATCTCATTTGATACATCCTTCTGGATGCCAAGGTGCTATCCAGTATTTGTAAAAAAATTTAATCATTTTGGTTCTAAGTAATATGTGGCATTGTTTACGTCTCTGAGTCCTCGTAGAACTCCAGCAATATTATCTGTTTGGACTGCAAACAAAAGCACTGTGTATATCATTGCTAGTTTCACAGTTGCGGAACCACGCCGCCAACTGCTAAACAAAAAATAGACACCAATGTAACTAGTTCTAACGAATCACGCAGAACTAGACCATCTACTGTTTTTAATTTAGTCTTGATTTTATCTGTCATGTTTATCTATTTTTATTAATAAAAAAGAGGGTATGAAAATTCAATACCCTCAATTTGTTTTGTGGAGTAACATATAAGATAAGTTTATAATACCTTATACGATCTATTTATGATAGTTAACAGATTACTTTAAGAAATATGGTAATTTTGGTCTATTTTGATTACATTCCGTTTTCAGGATATGTTTCTACGTTTTGACTGTTGTGGCCAATCATGGAATTGTCATCTTTCTTTTGCATCTCTTCGATCCATGATGTGGTTCGACCTGCTTTCTTTTCTTCCCAGTCTTGGATGGCACGTTTAATTGAATCCTCTGCTAACACTGAACAGTGTATTTTGATAGGAGGTAATTCAAGTGCTTCAGCAATTTCTTTGTCTTTGATTTGCTTTGCTTCTTCAATTGTAAGACCTGTTAACATTTCCACAAACATACTGCTAGAAGCAATAGCACTACCACATCCATATGTTTTGAATTTGACATCCATAATTGTGTCAGTTTCTGGATCTAGTTTTAGATCTAATTTCATTACATCACCACATGCTGGTGCCCCTGTCATGCCTGTTGCTACAGTAGGATCTTTTGGATCAAACTTACCAACACCATGTGCCGCAGGGTTATTTGTCACTTGCTCGAAACGGTCGATTACTTTCTTTGAATATGCCATAACTGTATTTATGACAAAATGTAGTTTTTCTCTATCAGATGTTGAGCAAGTTTTTCGCCCATGTATTTGTGACCAAGTTGACTGTAATGGCTATTATCCTTTATCTCAGGCACACGACCCTTGATAGTATCCCAACCTAAAAGGAAGGATTCTTGTAAGTCTGTCTTTACATCTTGCCATATAGTATTCTCTGGGAACCTGTCTTCCCAATATTTAGAGTCAGAAGTCAAAATTAAGTTTTCAAATAAGTGATGCCAAAGTCCTGTGGTTCTGTGCATAAAATACATTAGTTTTATGTTGTGTTTTTCTAAGAATGCTTCAATCATGTAGTTGTTGGTTTGCCAATTGTGCATAACAAACCTTTCATTTACAGCATTTAATGTTTCAGTTGCATCAGATAAATTCTTTGCACTTGTAAATAAATGAGTGTCAATACCTAAATTATTCTCCTGATAATCATTAAGCAAAGGTTTGAAATTGTAATATGCATATCTACCAACTGTACTATCTCTAACCATACCACGTATACTTCCATAGATATATTCTGGCCATTGATCATTATCATCTATGTAATGATTAAACGGCGACATAAGTTCGTGTCTAAACGGATCAGGGAATTGTATAATTACAATATCTCCACTTTTTAATTTACCTTCTACTACACTAGATACAATAGATTTGTACACACGGTCTTTACTTGAACATCCTTGTGCAAGGTGTAAGTATTCCAAATTGAGATATTCAGCGGCAACTTGCCCCCAAGTTTTTCTAATGGAGTCGCCTGTGTAATCTGAAAAACTACATCCACATGCCGCTAGTGTTGACATTAACTGAAGTCTCTAAGCATTTTTTTAATTTCAAGTGCGTGTTGTTCTTCCATGCCAATTTGTCCTCTGGCATATTCTTCTAACATAACACTTGCATCAGCAACTTCTTCCAGTAACTTTTTATACATCATTACTGCTTGTTGTTCATGCTCTAAACTTTCCTGCAATATCTGCAGTATAGAATGATCATGATGCTCTTCGATTACAGCAATTTTTTGACTTGGGTGTCCACCAAATCCTGTGATGTATTCACCTGCCTGTAAGGCATGTGCTAAACTTTCATTTGCTTGTTCTTGTAGGAATGCTACAATAGGAATTCTATTAGGTCCTGTTACCATAAGTGAACTGTGAGCATAACGTACAACTCCGGCCATCTCTAATTCTATAATTTGGTTTAACAAGTAAATTACTTTATCAACGTTTAATTCTCTCATCTCCATTTATTCTCCGTCATAATACTCAAGACGTTCAATGTCATCTTCAGTGGTTTCTTCGCCATACTGTATTTCTATGATGTGGCACGGCTCATCAAATGGATTATATGCTTGATGCCAATCACCTTGTTTAACATGAAAGAACTGATCTTTTTCTATAGTGTGTACTTGAAAATTATCAGGTTTGCTAAAACTGTGTTTGACATTAAGTCTACCTTTACTGATAAACCACATTTCACTTCTCTTAAAGTGTCTTTGATAACTGATTCCTTTGCCTGGTTCAATAATTAATTCTTTTACTCTAACAACATCATCTTGGAACAAGTCACTAAACTCGCCCCAAACTCTGCGTTCTGTTGGATACTGCCATTCTTTTAATATCCAACTACTGCTGTTTGCTTTATTATCGCCACCAACACTAAACTTGAACTCATATCCGTCAACTTGCATCTCGGGTATGTTATCTTTTCCTCTATCACCTCCGTTACAGAATACATAATCATGATCGTGTCCGAATGCATCACGGACTTGTATAAGTCCTGCTGTTACTGTACCATCTTTATCATCTACACCATATAGGTTTGACACCATGTGCATTCTTTCTAAGATGGTAGCACGTTCTTCGAAAGGCATAAAGGGTCTACCTTTCTTTCTTGTAAGCCACTCATCACTGTTGAGTAGCACCACAAGTTTGTCGCCATAAGCGGCGGCTGATTCTAATAAATTGATATGACCTGAGTGAAGCGGATCAAACCCACCGCTCACTACGGCAATACGCATTAGAGTGTTCCTCTTTTTCTCTTAGAGTTTGCAAATGCGTTTCTCAAATCAGAATATGCTCTACGTTTTCTTTTTGATTTCATAAATTTCTGACTTGTAGGTTGTGGCAAAGGTGCATCACCACTAATTAGACCTTTCATTCTATCTTTTTGATGTCTCTTTTTTGCTTGAGACATATTTCTTTGCTTTTTGGCACTAGGCTTTTCATAGAACTCTCTTTTAGCAAGTTCTTTCTGCCTATTGTCGTTTTCTAAAATTTTCTTTAATCTTCTAATTGCACCGTTGACGTCTCCGTTGCGTACAATAACTTTAGCACCAAATGGTTTTTCTTCCTTTTGCTTATTTTTATTGAAGGGACGTTTTTGAAAGTTTCCTTTCCCTCTGAAATTATTCTTCATTTATACCTCTATATAGTTTATAATTTGTGTCAAAAATTTCTTTTCCATCTCTATACTCTAGTGTTGGAAGATATCCTTCGTCTGGATATTTATTCATTATAATTCTTACAACATTATCTTCTCGAAGACTTGGCGCTCGATACATTAAATTTATCAAAGAATTGTCTACAATACTTCTAATGCCTCTAGCACCTATATTCATTTCGAGTGCTTTTTCTGCAACGGTATTAATATAATCGTCGCTAAATTGTACATCAATGTCATCTAAACCAAAAATAAATTTTACTTGATCTAGCACATTATTTTTAACACTCTTTATTATATGATATAAATGTGATTTGTCAAGTTTATCTAACACTGCAATTATAGGCAACCTTGACACAAACTCAGGTATCAGCCCATATTCTATGATATCTTTGTGTTCAAGATTCTTAGAAAAATTATCATTGTCAGATAATATGTTAGCACCAAATCCTATGGCACTCTTTTTCTTTAGTCGTTTTTTAATTACTTTATCTATTCCTACAAAGGCACCACCTACAATGAATAATACATCAGTAGTATCAAACTCTATAAAATCTTCTGTAATTGATTTTCTACCATTTGATACTTTAATTTTGACCACTGTGCCTTCTATTAATCTTAGTAGTGCTTGTTGAACACCTTCGCCACTTACGTCGCGTGTAGCAGTGTTAGATTCGCTCCTACGGGCCTTCTTGTCTATCTCGTCGATGTATACTATGCCCTTTTGTGCTAACTCTAAATCATAATCAGCAATACTTAGCAGACGTTCTAAAACACTTTCTACGTCTTCTCCAACGTATCCTGCTTCTGTTAATGTTGTGGCATCAGCAATAGCAAAAGGTACACCTAATTTTTTTGCCAATGTTTTAGCAAATAGTGTTTTACCTGTGCCTGTTGATCCTTGCAAAAGGATATTACTTTTATCTAGTTCTAAATCTCCTGGATCATTATAAACTTTTTTGTAATGATTGTAGGCACTAACACTGAGCATTTCTTTAGTTTGGGCGTGACCTACTATATGGTCATTTAGAAAATTGTAAATTTCTGGAGGGGAAGGTAATTCAACAGGTTCTATATCAGGATCTGATAATTCGTTTGTGACAATGTTGTAACTTAAAGTTATACACTCGTCGCATATAAAAACATTTGGTCCTGCTATAAGTTTTTTAACAAGGTCTCTTTTTTTACCGCAAAAACTACACTCTAGGTTTGAATTATCTGACATGCTTGTATTTATTGTTAGTCTATGTTGCCAGTATCATCTTTAGGATAATCTACTGCCCAAAATCCTAATTTGTCTTTTACTTCTTGTTGCGATGTGTTTAGCAGTATATTGTATATTTCCTTTTCACTTAGATCCTCTTTGTTAAACTCACTCATAGCCATGAGTCTTGCGGCTTCACGTAAATCACCTGAAGCAGGAACTTCAACTTGTACTTCCTTGACTTTCTGTTGTGTTTGTTGTAATTCAGTTAGTTGTTTCTTGAGTGTATTATACCTAGACTGTAACTTGTTGTATTTGTCTTGCATACCTTCATCTATAACTTCAACAATTTTTTCTACTTCAACAATTTTTTCAGCCTGCTTACTATCCTGTACCAATTTAAGTTTGTTTTTTAATTTGGTAACTTCTTTTTGTAATTCAAAAACCAACTCGTTGTTAACAACATCTACTTCTCTTACAGTTTCGGGTCCTGGTACTTCAATGATTCTTTCTGGGCCAGGAACTTCTTTTTCGACAATTCTCTCGACCTCCTTGATGACCTCGATCTCCTTAGGCACTTCGACTTCCACAATCTTCTCAACTTCAACTGTAACCTCCTTTGGATTATCGATACTATCAATAAGCATTGCTAATGTATCAGCATATTGCTTATTAATATCATCAATGTATTTTTGTATGTCTCTAACTGTGCTCTTAGCCACTTTTTAACCTTCTGCGTAATTTAATTTCAAGTTGTCGTATGTGTTCGGGTTTTTCAATATCGATGTCTAATTCTGTGTCAGGATCGTAACCACTCATTACATTTGCGGCATCGTCAACAGCACTTGGTAAGTCAGGCATATTATCACCATATACTTCTCTGCACTGCTCCTCAAATTCAGAATCATAAAATTGTTCTTCTACTTCTTCTGGGGTTGGTTCAGTTGGCAAAGGAGGTCCTGCACTTTCTAAGTTGATTCCGTAACGTAATAATGTTTGGTTGGCCGCAATAACCAGCATAACTGCTAATGGATCAAACACAAACACCAACATTAATATGAATACTTGTACAGCCTTGTCTAATAATTCTTGTCCGTCACCACCAAATAGTAATTGTGCTACATATTTGATTGGCCCTACTTCTTTTTCTAAATTTCTTACTTCTGATTCAGCCTCAAATTTCTCATCTTTAAGTGTTGCTATCTTTCCATAAATAGCGTCTATTTCACTATTAAAAGTATCTATCTGGTCCAATGCGTCATCTTGCGAACTTGTACTTTGATTTCTTAATCTGTTTATTTCTGCATTAGCACTTTGTATTGTTTCTTGTGCTTGACTTCTATATCTGTCAATAGCATCTTGGAAAACTTTAATATCTGCTGTTGCCTGTGTTCTTAAATTCTTTTGCTGTTCTGCAATTTGGTCACGCTCTACTTGTTGTGTTAGACGCAACGCATCTGCTTGAGCACCATAGTCAATTGTTTCTGTTTCTGCACGTCTAAAAGCACCACCTTCGTCTGTGGTAATTACTTCCGTGCCTTTTGCTCTTAGATCATTTACTGCTTTATCCAATGCGGCTAATCTAGTTTCAAGTGATGCTAAATCTGAAGTAAGTTGAGTTCTAACTGAATCTATTTGGCCTTGGTTATAATCTATATCGCCTTGTACTTGTTCCCATGCTGTATCACGTATTTGTATTTGTGCATCTATACTATCTTTAACATCAAAGCCTCCATTGCCTATACTGGCAATACGATCTTCTATAATGTCAATACGATTTTCTTCACGTGCTATTTGTCCATCTATACGTTCTACTGCCGCAATGGCATCACCACTTACACCGGCCTGGTCTAAGTGAGCCTTAGATAGATAACCAAAGATTCCCATACTGGTTATAATCATGAGCACAAGAACTGCGGTGGATAGATATGCTTTTAATGTAAAACTAGTGTCGTCCCAATACCTATATAACCAACTTGCTGTGAGCAGTTTTCCTACTTCAAGTGTGCCAGCCATCACAGCGATTGGCAATGCGGCCGCACTGAATATGGCCATCAATCCAGCAATGCTGAACCAAGCCGCAACACCGGCTATTGCTAGTGCTGTAAATAATGTTAATAGACCAAACCACATAGTATTACTATTTAGTTGGTTTTGATGGGAGGATTTTGCCATTAAATACCTTGTTAAAGATAGAGGCCCCCACTCGTCAGTGAGGAAAGCCGTCTACGTTCTAAACTCTCGTATAGTCTTATATATTAGCACTGTTATTACTCGTCAGTAGGCAAACAGTGACGCCTATCTCCTTATAGTTCGTTTGGCACTGAATATGTAATACGTTGAGTATCAGCAAGTTCAACAGTAGCACTATTTGCTTCATGCTCTCTTACTGTTACACGTTGTACCCAGCATCTTCCATTTGTAAGTTCTCTTACAATTTCTTCTGCTTTATCAAATGCCATTTCAGCAAACCGTTCACAACCTGTTGCTGTAACTTGTCTAACATCAATCAGTTTTTTGTCTGCTAACATTAAAACAGTTTCCATTTCAGGATCATCTTCGGCTACCAAATAAGTGTGATCGAACATATACTTCAACCACTCTTTAAGTGGCTTCAGTCCCCCAAAGTCCACTATCCAGTTACGTTCATCAAGTTCGTTTCCGCCAAAGACGAATTCAAACTGTAAGGCGTAACCATGGATTAAATTGCAATGACTATCTGCTCGCCATTGTCTAAAGGCGCAACTATGCCCAGTGTTGTGTGCATAAGTCTTACCTGAATAAAATCTTTTTGTCATGTGCATGCCTCAATGTAGAAATAATAAAATTATTATACACTCTATTTAGGCTTTGTCAATCTAAAATTGAGAGAAATGTGGTCAGCATATCAACTTGTTTTTGAGAGTCAAGATCGTTCCATTCTGGAAAAATGTTTGATATTTTTTTGTGTGCATTGTTTACATTTGTATTCAATACATCAATGTTGTGTTTTATGATGTCTTGTACTTCTTTAACATTTGGATTGATAATAAAATCCTCTAAGAATCTATGCATGTTATTGCCTTTGTAAAACATTTGATAACCTCTAGATTCCAACTGCCTATTTGGGAAGTCTTCATATTGAACAAATGGTCTTCCTGCAACAATACATGCATAAGTTTTTTCAGTAATAAAATTTGTTTTTGGATGGGTTTCTGCAATTACTGATATAGATGTTGTTTCTAAAAATTGTTTGCTAATCAATTGAGTGTAGTCGTTGATACGTAATAATGCTGTATCAATAGGATCAGTTTCATGCTCTATCATGAAATCTCTAACTTCACGATAATCAATTCCAGAGCCATCATACAACCTGGCTGTTTCGTTGAGCCACTCTTCTATTGGTATTTCAATTTTTCCATAATTTGCAACCAGTTGTTTATTCAACGTGAACGTAATGTTTTCTGGGAAATAATTAAGTAAACCTTTGAGAACTAGATATCTATGTGGTCTCAGTTTACCAGGTAAAAATAGAATTTTCTTAGTGTATGGATGCCAAGATACTTTATGATGCCAATTCGGCCAAAGATCATAAAGCAGTTTAGTTGACAGTTCAAATGTATCTACAAAATGTAAGTTGTCATTTTTTATATTGTTTGGGCAACCTGGCGGAGAAGGGTTTATTTCAATTGATGAACAACACAAAAAATTACATGGTATATTGCTAAAGTTTGGATGTTGTTTAATCAACTCTTGTTTGAACCAAATCATTGAAGCATTGGTAGTAACACAGTTTTCAAATGTATTCCACACAACAACAATCTGTTTGATTTGTGAATAGTCTTCGGTATTGTGCTTACTAGGAAAATCAACCCAAACATCTTCTGTTGAAATGTGGGCCCATTGATTGCTGATGCGAATAATTAAGGTTGTGCCAACTGCATCAAATTTAGGCCACAAGATATAATTAGATGCTACCTCACCTAATACCTGTTTTTGAATTTTTGTAGGTTGTGCAAATATCAATTATAAAATTCCTGCTTCTTCAGCAGTCATATTTACAATTCCTTCCCTAATTAGTTTGCTTCTATTGGCCATATGCTTTTGTTGGATCTCATCTTTGTCACCACCAAAGTATGCTACAGCATGTCCTTCCTCTACTAATAATTCAGTGAGTGGACGCCATGCATCTTTGTTTGCATCATAGACAGAAAAGTCGCCAAGGATACGACCAAACTTACCTTTCATGTCTTCGCCTTTTTTGTTTATTTGCGTTTTGAGAATTGGACCTGATTTGTTTGCAAGTAATTGCTTTACTCTGTCCTTTGCGGCTAAACCAAATGCTTTTTCTACTTTGTCTCTTGTTCTGCTTTCTGGTGTGTCTATACCTACAAGCCTTACACGTTCTTCTTTTAGAACAATACCAAAACCTAAATCGATATCAACATCAACTGTGTCACCATCAACAATTTTAAGCACCTTTACTCTATACTCGTACATACTACTATCTCCTTACCTGTGTGTAGTTTAATAGTAGTATTTATCTTGCAGAAGCAACTAATTGGACTGTGAAAATTATAATAGCAAAGGAAAAACCAATACCTATAACTAATGCAATCATGTCAATCCAAAAACGTTTACGTTCTGCTCTCTTTTGTGCATCACGCATTCTGGCTTCACGTATTGCTCTACGTTCACGCATCATGTCATTGTAAAACTGTTGTTGTCCAGTGTAAAGCAAATACTCATAGAGTTCTTTTTCCATTTGCTTTATTTTGTGTTTTGCTTGAGTAATTTGCAATGCCTGTGCTTCGACACTGCTACCTGAGAACAGTTTTTTTACTAAAGGTTGATTTGAACCTTGTATGGCATTTTCGCTCAAAGCCTCTTTGGCTTCAAACCACTTACCATAGTAGTCCATCATGTCTTCGATCTCGCGACCGGCTTCCATACCTTTTTTAAGTGCATTGAAAGCAGAGCTGGCTAAAGAAATAGCCGCCGCAATTTCCATCATTAATGAAAATCCTCCGTACCTAAGTGTTATTTATCTTAGTGTACGAAGAATGTGTGATTGTCTATAATGGCTACTTGGGTGAATGCGTATTGCCAATCTGGGTCAGCAAGCCGTGGATTGAAATAGTGTGTTGCACCTTGTGTAAGGTCTTGTAACTGGCCTTCCAGTGCCAGACGTGCAATCTCTATGCTGTCTACCCATGCATCCATATTGTATCTTATCACGTTACCGTGTACATCAGTTAGCATGATAGTATCACTTTTACCATCACAGTACCAAGTGAATTGACACATGTTTTTTACAGGTACTATTCGATTATGATTTTCTAACCACCATGTGGAATGTACTGCTTGATAAACAACATCACATACAGTATTAGGAAATCTTTTATTATTGACTCTATTGATCGTGACGTTTGCAACAGCAATTTTTCCATTCCTGCTTTCTCCCCTTGCTTCAAAATAAATATTTTTTGCAAGGCAATGCATTTGGTCTAAATCAACTTCTGGAATAGTTGGCTCTGGTGTAGTGATTACTACTGCAACTTCCTTTTGTACTGGCAATGTTTCAGCAACAGAAACATCTTTATCATAAAATGATATAGCAACTATCATTGCTATAAAAACAACTGCAAACCTCTTCATAAGTTCTCCTTACAATAACTATTTTGCTAGTGTAATGTTTGTAGTACTCTGTAAGTATGCTTTGCTAATTTCTTCTTCTGTTGCTACATACGCAACAACCGTATTTTTATTTATATAAAACTTTTCAGCTCTGCTAGTCATCATCCATGGAATAATGCCCATTTTGCCATCTGGTGTGGCACTGATTGTTGCTGGCTTACTAACAACAAGGTTAATATCTGTGTCATCTTCATAACAAGCAATAATTTCTTCACCGCTTGTAACTTTAATAGATATAGTACTTCCTTGTTTAATTGGCTTTTCTAATAACATAATTTTATCCTATTTTGTATATTATATACTATGTTAATGTGTAAGTCAATCAATTTTTGGCCAATTTTGACCGTGATTTGAGCCATTTTTAGTAGATTGTCGTAAATATTATTGTGACAGACATGTTTAATGTCTAACAAGTAATAGAATATGTGTCCCTCTTAGAATACACTAGATAGTAGAAGAGCACTACAAACCCTCTGTCACAGCTCATTAAGTTGTCCGGACAACGACTTATAAGTAAAGTACTTCGTCTTTCTGATAGACAAATTCACCTTTGCTTAATAACTCCATCAACCTAACTCTGGAATCTGATTCTCTACTTCCGTGTACATGCACTGTGCCTACATCTTGTAGACCCACTCTATTGAATTCTTTATTCATTTGCATACAATCAGACAAAGACATATGACTTGATTCATCATAAAATAAGAATTGATATGCTAACCTAGGATCATATAATTTTTCAAATGCAACATCTTGACTCCATAACATAGCATTGTAAATAATTTGTTCGCTGTCCCACCTATTAGGATTCCAATTTTCAACCATTTTTAATCCAAGGTCCCAAACATCTTGACTCATATCTTGCGGATAGTATCGCACTCCACAATTAAAATATTTGTCAAATTTAATATCATAATGATCATCTGTTGTACTTACTGGCTGAGTAAAATTGTACATTTTGAAATACTTGGTATCCCAAAAATAATCAACACCTTTAATAAAAATTACGTCAAGATCAACATACAAAATATTATGACCTTCTTTCCACAGTTCATATATTTCATAAAAGTTAGTTTTGAAAACGTCTCTGATATTATCTGCTTCTCCGCGAAACACTTTTACTTCGTCTAAGTCCTTGATGTATTTTTGTGCTGACTCAATTAATAGTTCTTCCATTCTGGCATAATCAGTTTCTAATTGTTCTGAACTATCTGTTTTATCGTCCCACCATTTAGAATGATCTGATATTTTATAATTTTTTGCTACTAGAATATTGCTCATGGTTTTATTGCCCACCATGTTGCAAATGCTTCGTCAGTTTTGCACAGAGGTAAATTATTTGCTTCTCTGAATTCATCTACTGCTTTTATAACACCAAATTCTTCGATGTGACTTTTTGCAATATAATCATGTCCTGCTAATATGCCACCTGGTTTGATTTTAGGCCACCATGCTTGAATATCTGCTCTAACTGGTTCATATTTGTGATCAGCATCTAAATACACAAAATCCAATGATTCATTTTCAAAATGTTTTGATGCACTCACACTATGAGCTCTCCATATTTCTGCACAATCAAAATCTTTTTCAAATGAGTCTTTGACACTGAGATATAAATGATCTAAACTTTCTTGACTCTTAAATTCGTTGCCAGGCTTGTCTGTATAACCTTCATATAATTCCCAAGGGTCTATGCCTATAAATTTTTTAGGCTCGAGGCTTCTTATAATAGTTCTACTGTAATCACCTCGCCATACACCAACTTCAATTGCTGTATCAATATCGCCTAGTTGTTTTTTTACTACCTGTGTTAACCAACCTGTTCTTTCCATTTTTATCCCATAATCAAATCTTTTCTAGATGAGATGTCATAACGACAGCCATAATCTCTAAGTATACTTCTATTATGTAGCAACATATTCAAATCTTCTTTCTTTTTTTGGTAAAGGTTTGTTGCCCCATAATCACATAATCTTTTTATTTCTTCCTTGTACATATCCCATCTTACTTGTTCAGTAAACGGAGTAAAATGTTCTTTGTGATTAGGGTCTATTACATCATATGAATAATCAATCCATACAGGAAATTTGAATCCATAATCATGTCTCAAATGTTCTAAAGTATATGCTCTTCCAAATGGTAATATAAAATGCCCTTTGATAAGCGGTGTCCAAGTTTTTTCTGTTATGCATTTAGTGTTGTTGACACCTGTATATACTAATGTTTCTACGTAAATACTCAAACTCGATGAATTGTAATATGCATTATGAGGTGGAGAAAATCCCCAACCATTTAGCCCTAAGAAATCTCTTGTGTGATATTTGTCCATATCAGGAAGTAATGACAGCCCTTGTGATATATCACCAATGTATCCTTCGTAATCAAACAGTAACCTATTAAGTTCTTTTCTCAACACACTCCTTTGTGCAAGCCGAGGTTTGATTCTTGTTGTACTAGGAGTTACAAAAATTTTGGGAGTTATTTCATGGTTATTCACACAACGCATAAACTCCTGTAATTCGTATATGATATCATGGTCAGGTGTGATATCAAAAGTTTTGTGTGGGAAAGTGTCTACAGCACCTTCTACTGGTTCTGGCTTTTGGTACCAATGATTCTTATGTGCTTTATGCCAATACGGTTCTATTACATCACGTTTGAAATGCATGATGTGAGACCTGTTAAACAAAAAATCTGTGTAGATTAACTCAGATGTATCATCATTAACTTTGTTGTAATCAGTGTGTAAATTTACAATTTTTCTAAAGGGAGTATTACCACTGTATTCGAAATTACTAGGTTTCATAATTTCTTCATCAATGTGAGTAACAAACACGATGTTTACTGCTACCTGATTTTTATTAAAGTGCTTGAACAAATATTCAGAGGTTTCACTGTCTATGTTATTAGGCAACATCACAGGAACAATATCTGCTTCTTGTGGTTCTTGAACAAATTCAAAAATTCTATCTTGAAACAACAAATAAAATTCTACTGAAGCCGTATAATTTTCTTGTATAGGTCGATCGAGCCAATCTGATGAGTACATGCCGCCCATGGCATCTATGACGTATTCTAATACTTTAATTTTTTCCATATTCAATGCTCTGCAAATACAGTTGCTCACTAGCCAAATTCTTGGCTTTAGCCTCACATTGAATGTCGAATTGTGGCCAGAAGCTCAGTGCCCATTCGTTAGCATCATGGTTAGGATAGTAGTCTGAGTGGGCTCTCAGTTTTTGTTTCTTATGACCCTCTTCAAGTAATCCGCCGATATCATGCAAACCAACATGGGTATTGTCACCAGCAGGTAAATGCTCGTCACGACTGTAACTATAATGCATAGCAGGGCGAACTCCACGCCAACTGTCGATAACTGCTTTAACTCTGTCATCCTCGGGTTGTATGTACTCTTCATCTCTAATCCAGTGATGGTGTATGTCTAACACTAATGCTAGGTGATCTACCAATTTAAGACTCTCATCAAGTCCCCAGCACATTTCGTCATTCTCAATAGTAATAGTATTTAGTGCCTCGGGTGACAATTTAGGAAGTACTTTGATAATACCTTCTGCACCTTGTCTACCTGATATGTGTACGTTGATCTTGAAGTCTTGAAACTGCTTGCCATAGCCCATCCAACGTGCCATGTTTGCATGATATTCAAATTCGTCAATGCTACGTTCAACTACATCTGGCTTATCACTTGCAAGTACACAGAACTGTCCAGGATGGAAACTGAGACGCACATCTTTAGCACGAGCAAGTTCGCCTATACGTGCAAAGCCTTTGCGTAATTCTTCACGGTTATTACTGTCTTCCCACAAGTAACGCCAAGTAGGTTCAGTAGCCATAGGTATCTGATTACTACCGAGTCGAACCATTTTACGATTATCTGGGAGTGTACTTACATACTCAACAAGATTGTATGCACTTTGCATGTTGTGTGTTACCACTTCAAGCAATTTACTTTCTGCTACAACTTTGTCTTGTCTATTACACCAAGCAACAGTAGTGCCTTTTTCTGTAAAGTTTTGTTGTATTTCTTTTAGAATTTTTGGCTTTTGAGTTTGATCTGGGTCTAGATACTTACAGCAAAAACCTATTCTTTGGATGTCTTGTTTGAACATTTCTTTAGTATATCTATGGCTGTGTTAGTTACGTATTTTTCTGCGTCATTAGTTGACATTTTCTTATCAAACATTTTAGCATCTAATACAGGTTTTGTCAAGGCACTCATTTGATTAATCATATCTTTCATGAGATCTTCATGTGATTCTCCCATTGCAGGCACAGGTCTTTCGGTGAATGCAACAGGCACATCATCTTCATAATAGACTTCATGGATGGAATAAAATACTCCATCTTCTGATTCGTGTTTAACTACTCTATGATTCCATGACATACTACTATTATATATGAATTAATTTGCATGTCAATCACTAATTTAGATAAATACAACTGTAACTTTTACAAATGGTACAAATGGGAGACATACATGGCCACTGTTAAAAAATATAATTTAGCAGGTTTGAACGCAAACGTCGAACTTGGAAAGCAAGGTTCTTATATCACGGGCGGTGCAAATGAAATTGGATTTTATGCAAATGGCGGTGCATTGCAAAAATTAAAGATTGCAAATGCAACGGTAGCAAGTGAAGCGGTAACTAAAGCTCAATTAGACGATGTAGCGGCAGATCTTTTACAACATGTCACAGTAGACGTTGACTATGATAGCGGTAGTGCAAACATAGCAACAGTCGGTTCAGGCACTAGAGTTATTAGTGTTACTGTTGATGTTCCAATTGCTTGGACAGCACCAAACAATACAGCAACCTACATAGAAGTAGGTGATTCAGACAACCAATCAAGATATATTAGAGCACAAGATATAGATGTTTTGAAAGCGGCACAATATCACAGCCAATACCAATACGAATATGGTAGTGAGGGAACACTAACATATGATATAACACAAGGTAGTGCAAGTGGAGGTAGTGCAACACTAAGCATTGTGTTAGCAAGTGATAGTGTAAGTGTTACTGACTATGGTTCAATTAACAATGCTCAAAACAGCAACAGTGATCTTGGTAACATTAGTTAATAGGGGTAAAGCATGGTTGATTCAGTAAAGAACTACGGCATAACAGGTGTAAGTGGTAATGTCGAATTAGGTAAGGGTGGCCCTAGAGTAATTAGCAGTAGTGATGATATCTCCCTATTTGCAAATGCTGATACTCTAGCAAGAGCAAACATTGCGGCAGGTACTGATGATGCCCATGCGGTTACCAAACAACAAATGGACAATGCAACAGGTTCCCGTGTACAAAATATCACTGAAACTGTTACATACGATGGTGGTAATCAATTCCTATTCACTGTTCCAGCAAATACCACTATATTGAGTACTATGATAGAAACTACATCTGGTAATTGGACAGATTATAACAGCACTACTAATATAACAGTTGGTGATGCTGTAGACAATTCAAGATTATATGGTGTAGGTTTTGAACCAGACGGTAGTCAGCAAATAGATGAAACTAATCACATATACACAGCAGAAACTGATTTATATGCTTACGTAACACAAGGTGGTGCCAGTGCAGGTACTGCCACAATTAGAGTTATGTTAAGAGGTTCTGAGGTAGACCAAACGTCCCCATAATATGAATCTTAACGAATTGAAAAACAAAGTTGCAAGAACAACTGACCCAAAACCAAAGTTAAGGAAGCCTACTAGAGGACATCAAAGTAAAGGTGGACTAGAAGGTCAACTAGTTGGCGAAGGTGATGTTGTGCAAGGAAACTTTGCACCAACACCACAGCAAAAAGAAATAGCACGTAACGAAATGAAAGATGTGAATCAGGCTATTGCTATGTTGTTGGATAGACTGGAAGAAGCAAAAGAAATCACAAAGTCATTGCCATCGCAAATATCATTTCCAGTTGAATTAGAAGAATTGATCAAAGAATGTCAATTAGGCATTCAAACTATTAATCATATGATCGATGGTGTTCTCAGAGAAGCCGTACAAGTATATATGGTGTACAAAGATGGCTCACCAATATCTAAACATGCAAGTAAAAAAGATGCTGATCAAACAGCGGCCATGTTGTCAGTGCCTGGTTCGTCCAGCAAAATAGAAGTGCGTGGTCCCGTAGATGATCCACAACAAGCAAAGAAAGAAAAAGACAAATTCAATTATGTAGGCCATACTAAAGAAGCAGAAGAGCCTACAGCAGATAAAAGTGCAAGACACAAACTGGATCACAGTTTGAGAGCTCAAGGTCACAAAGTTGAAAAAGACAAAAAGAAAAAATTAAAAAAAGGTGAAGTCAAACACAAAGGCAAACTGTATGATGATTTGATAGCACTAGAAGACAAAAAGAAAACAAAAAAAGATGCCTGTTATCACAAAGTAAAATCAAGATATAAAGTATGGCCCAGTGCCTACGCATCAGGTGCTCTTGTTCAGTGCCGTAAGAAAGGCGCTAAGAACTGGGGCAACAGTTCCAAGAAGTAATAAATACTTGTATGAAAATCACACAAATCCTGTCTGAAACCATAGAAGCATCGCAAGATCTTTCTGCGTTGATGCAGGGCATTGAACACGACCTAGCAAACAGAGACAGAGAGATAGACGAAAACCTACGCAAGTGGTTCAAAGACAAATGGGTGCGTTTTGGTCCTGATGGCAAGATCAGAGGTGATTGTGCCAGAGGTTCAAGTTCAGAAGGCAAGCCTAAGTGTCTACCACAAAGCAAAGCACACGCTCTTGGCAAAAAAGGTCGCAAAACTGCGGCCAGTAGAAAACGCCGACAAGATCCCAAAAAGAATCGCAAAGGCAAGGCCAAGAACGTCAAAACCAAATAGGAGTAATTTATGGATAAGTTAAAATTAATGTATTCAATGGGCAAGGGCTGGCTAATGGCTCGCCTAGGAGAAAGAACATCTTGGGATGGTGGCGTACTGGTAGCAGTATGCGGTGGCTATCTTGTGTTAGGTGGACTCATTGATCTAGTTGCATGGGCCGGTTTATTATACGGTGCTTGGACAATTTGGAAAGCAGAATCAAGCAAATAATTTTACACATTCACTGCACTTCGGTGCAGTGATTCTTCTAACCTAAATTCTCACAATCAAATCAAACGTCATTATAAATATCCCATATAAGGAGAATCATGGCGACTAGAAGTAACAGTTATAAGAGTGTTCATGTTGGTATCAAAAAAGGTACCTCCATTGGTAACAATCCAAAACGCAAAAAGACAATGAACAAAAGCAAGAAACGCTCTTTCAAAAAATATCGCGGACAAGGTAAGTAATGTGTCAGAGCAAATTGAGTTCTTTTCTGATTCCATACATGTAAACGGAGTCGATCCAAAGTTTGGAAATGCAGGTAAAGATTTTCCTATAGACTATCCACAAGATGCACTCAATTTTTTTGCCATAGAGCAAAAATACACTGACAATTGTTGTATACTAACATCAAATCCCAAAGGTAATTATCTCTACAGTATAAAATGGTTTGCATTTAGGACTGGGGCACACATGCCTTGCAAATATTTCTACATACCCCCTAATGTATTAGATGATGTTAAACAAGGCAGATGTAAAGTGGCAATCAATAATGCAACCGAAGGTGCTGACTATGACTTTACTGATACCAACCTACAACTTAAAAAAGTAAACATTAATGGTACTGACTTTTACACATTGTCAGAAGTGTTAGCAAATACATGTAAAGTATATGATTTAGAAATGCAACACTTTATATATCTAACTGCAAACATAAGATTAAAGCCAAAGATTCCTATCACTGTTATCAAATATGATTATATTTTTTATAACATGGTAGACAAAAGTCATGATTATCCTATAGTGTATGACAAAGAATATAAAATATTGTCATTAAACAAGAAGCAGAGACCTCATAGAACAAAATTTATTAACTATCTGATACAAAGTGATCAATTAGTTAACAACTGTATATCCGCCCATTGGCTTGATATTAAAATAGATCCAAAGCACGAACTCGATCCAAAGTTTCATTTTCATGAATACCACAATGATATTGGTAACATAGAAGTATTTTTGGATAGTTATGTAAACTTTGTAACTGATACATGGCTTGAAACCAGCGATCAATATACACACCCTGATGAAGAATTAATTCTAACAGAAAAAATATCCAAGTCTATATTAATGAAACAGCCATTTGTGTTCCTAGGACGTGAAGGTATATTGCAAGAATTACGTAATAGAGGGTTCAAAACATTTATGGAATGGTGGGACGAAAGTTACGACCTTGAAACTGACAGTAGCACACGTACTAAATTAATCATAGACTTGTTTGATGAACTCAATAGTTTTACAAAATCTGATTGGACTGTGATCATAGAAGAAATGGAAGACGTATTGGTCTACAATTATAACCATTTCAAATATCTTGCTAGTAAAGAGAACAAAAATTTTGTCAAACAGATAAATGCTATTTTTGATAAATAGTTTATATGAAACTGTTAGACATCGGCGAAAGCATAACAACTGAAGCAATAGACTTAGATGCATTGCAATCTAGGTTATATGATCTTGAAGCGGCACAAAAACGTGCCAGAGAAATCACTAAAAATATCAAGTATGTTGATCAGCACATGGATATTATCAGAGAACTTGAGAATCTTGCAGAAGAAGTTGGACTAACATTAGATGACTATAATGTACGTCAAGTTTATCAAGCAAAAAACAATTTAGAAAGTGCAATATACGAACTCGAAGAAGCATTTGAAGATGCAATCAGAGATGCACAAAATGCTGTTGACGATGCTGAATATGATATGGAAGAAGGCCGTATTGAAGATACATTTGGTACTAAAACCATAGACAAACATGATAAGCCTCGAAAGAGAAAGAAAAAAGAAGTTGACGAATCACTCAAAGCACTAGCAAGACATGTCAAAGAGGGTGTGCCTCTACCAGACAGTCTTTTCAGATATCAAAGCGAAGCCTACTTTGATACGTTCCGCAAAGCCAAACAATTACGAGAAGCAGGTTCACTTCCTGAGTTAGATTGGGAAAGTGAAGAAATGCTTGGTACCGACATAGGTGAAAGTGTACGGTTGAAAGGTATTGGTCCTGTTTGGTTGGATGTTCCGTATCTGGATGAGAGTGATGATTATGAAATGACTACTTGTGATTATTGTCATGGCAACGAATGGGATCCAGATGGCCCACAAGAGGATGACAATTATGATGACTGTCCAAAATGTGGTGGCACAGGTGAAATTCCCAAGGACGACTTAGGCGGAAGTTTAACTTCAGAAGGAATCAACGAAGACTACGATCCAAAATTAATCTCTATGTTAGCAAAGTTTGAAGATGACTGCGACGAAATATATAGATACTATGGCGACACAGACGTAATAACAATTGATGAGTTAATCAAAGCAGGCAAGGCAGAAGAAGCCGCTGATGAAATGGCTACTGCAATGTCAGATCAAGATGGTGGTAGCAGTAAGCATGATTACATTTATGCTTTAGCAAAAGATGCAGTAGACGATTACATGTATGATATGAATGAAGCCAAAGGTGACATTCGAAAAGCATTAGGTGGAGTGGCACTTGCAGGTTTACTTGGTTATGGTGCTATTAAGACAACCAACGACATGGACCAACAAGCATATAGTAAGAGTGTGCAATTACCTCAACTTGAATTGTATTTAGATTATGCTGAACAACAAGGCGATGACAGAATGATCAAGCAATTAAAACAACGTATTGGCAATCATAAAATGCGTCTAAGTTTGGGCAAAGGTGATGTAAGAGACAGCAAAAACAAACCTATAGAAGTTGTTTACGACAAAGAAGGCAAAGCACAGGGACCTGTCAAAGAAGCAGAATACAACGGCAAGGATGTAGAACTAAACAAACCAAAACGTGGCGGTAGTAAGAAATACTATGTGTACGTTAAAAATCCTAAAACAGGCAGAGTTAAAAAGATTTCCTTTGGTGATGTCACAGGACTTAAAACAAAATCTGGCAACAAGAAAAGAGCAAAATCATTTGCCGCTAGACACAACTGTGAAAAGAAAAATGACAAAATGAAAGCCGGTTACTGGGCATGTCGCTTACCACGATACGGCTTAGTAAAAGGTGGACAGTGGTGGTAAAACCTTACACCCAATCTCAAATATCTAAAAATAAATTTGAACGTATATTTCGTGAACACACTAACGAAGACGAATTGGTATGGCACAGAGACAGAAAAAACAGAATCGTTAAAATTATTGAATGCAATGGTTGGAAGTTTCAACAGGACAACAAATTGCCCATAGAGTTACATGAGGGCGATACACTACACATAAAAGCAAACGAATATCACAGAGTACTAAAAGGCTCAGGTAGCCTGGTAGTGGAGATTACAGAACATGGATCTGAGGATAGTTGAAAACAGCGGATTTCATCCAACAGCAACAATAACAAAACCCATGATGGACGAAGAAGTTCTTGCCTGGAGCATGAAGTACTTTGACAAAGACGGTTTTGAAATCAACGAACTTGAACAAGCATACTACCGAGACAATGATATCTTTATTGACGGTATGCATTTATTTCACATTGCCAACCAAACAGACTGGATAGTGGATCGGGAAAATAGTGATTTTGGTTGTGTCGTAGACCACAGCATGATATCAACACGTTGGGCATTTGGTGGTAAAGCCAGAGAACAACTTATTGCACTGAGTTATCGCAAACCAGAACTTAACAAACTGTTAGCAATACGTCCTAAGTGGGGCATAGATTTTAGCCTTGATTACATTTACCCAGGTGGTTGTATGGAACTGTTTCACATAGAAGCAGACTATTGGACATATGACGAAGCATTAGAAGGCAAGTGGAAAGCAGAAGAACTCATCATGAATGCAGATTGGGAAGATCAAGCAGAAACTGTCCTCAAGAAAAAAGATCAGTGGATAGACTTGAATGCTGATGATCAAGCCGATTGGAAAGCACAGTACTTTGGTTGGGATAGAGCATTCGATAACTTCAAGGTATTCTCATAGCACCCTATAAATAGTTGCATGTTTGTAGAACTTGTAGACAACAACATAGATGTAGTTGCTATTCAAAATGATTTGACAAAATTAATAGCAGAACACGATCTATATTATCAAAACCAAATATCTATAACCAGCGTCATGGGAGATGATAATTGGAGTTGCAGTATTGGCAGAGGCAATCTCAAATACAAGGAAAGATTCTACAGCACCATTAATAAATCTCTAGAGGGAACATATATACACAAGTTGGTAGAAAAATACAATCAATTTTACAGATGGCGTATACTAAAACTTCTACCTAAATCTACATACAGTGTGCATGATGATTTTAATGGAGTTGATGACAATTTGCGTTTACATATTCCCATACAAACTAACAACGACTGTTTCCTATGTTCGTTTGCACAAATGCCACAAAGCGGACAACAAGTAAATGTAATACACGAACATTTAGCATTAGGTAATAGTTATGAAGTAAACACCACAGGCTTGCACACTGCTGTAAACTACGGCACCACAGATAGATATCACTTAGTAGGAATACGTTATGAAAATAGGAATAACAGGACACACTAGCGGCATTGGCAAGGCATTATATGACACACTGATTTACAAAGGTCATACATGTATTGGTTTCAGCAGAAGAAACAGTTATGACATTAGTGATCAAGAAGATCGCAATGCTATTTTACACAATGTCAAAAACTGTGATGTGTTTATTAATAATGCTTGGGCAGACTTTTATCAGGTAGATTTATTCCAAGGTGTGTTTGACATGTGGATAAGTGATAAAAGCAAAACAATCATAAACATAAACAGCAGAAGCAAATACGGCATCAGCGGCAATCCAAGTTACAGTGCAACTAAAAAGCAATTGGCTAAAGTTGCATACGATGGCATGTTTAATCCTGACAAACGATGTCGCATTATCAATATCAATCCGGGTTATGTAAAAACAGACATGACTGCAGATAAACATGATACAGTGCCTATGCTGTCTGCCAAAGAATGTGCAGACATGATTTTATGGGCACTTAACCAACCACAACACATTGAAATTGGAGAAATGAGCATGTGGCTCACATCACTTGATCATGATAAATAGTGTATATGAAACAAGTAGTTGTTTATCCAGGACGATTTCAGCCAATGCTACCGCATCATGCGGCAGTGTTCTCAGGCCTACAGACGCAATATCCTAACGCAGATGTTTATATTGCAACATCAGATAAAGTAGACTTTCCAAAGTCTCCATTTAATTTTGCTGAAAAGAAAGCAATCATGTCTGAAATTCACAACATACCGCCGGAGAGAATCCTAAATGTAAAACGTCCTTACAACGGTGACGACTACGCACAATACTTTGATGCTGATTCAACACAACTTATATTGATAGTTGGTGAAAAAGACATGCAGGGCGATCCTCGTTTTGATTTCAATAATGTAGATCCTGAAACTGGCCTCGATATGAAACTGAATGGCAGTGGCCCAAAATGGATGCAAATGATAAATAGTATTAAGGACGGTGAGGCTGTGCCTCTTAAAAGCAGAGGTTACTTAGCAACTGCACCTACAGTAGAGCGTAATGGTGAAGTTGCAAGTGCTAGTGCATTTAGAAATGCTTTTGTACATGCAGTAGACACAGAACACCGCAAAGAAGTCATGAGAAACTATCTTGGCAAATTCGATCAGGGTATATTTGACTTATTACAGAATAAAATATTGGATAATAAAATGAGCGAAGATATTAATAGACTAAAACATTTAGCAGGGTTAGACGAAGCACCAGTTAATTTTGATGACTATCAATCCATAAGTCCAAAAGATGCTAAAGCGGCCGCTGAAAGACCAGCAAAAGCCGCCGCCAGTGATCCTTCTAAAGTAGAATTTTTCCCAGCAGATCCAGAAATGTTCCACAGCACTATTAAGAAAAGTGTTGCTAACAGAATGGGACCAGATGAGGACCCAAATGATCCTGTAGCAAAGAAAGAACATTTTATGATGGAATTGCTTAAAGCACCTGCACTATTGTTAGGTGAAATCAATGCACGTCTTAAAAATGACGATAATGGATTAGCAGTTAGTGATAGACTAAGTGCAGTTATCCAAAAAATTGATGAAGTAGGTTCTGTTATGAGTCTACCTGAAGACGACAAAAAATTTGTTATCCAATTAGTTTCAAACGCTCTTAAAAATATGGACTTGGTAAAAGATCCAAAAGCAGATCAAGAAAAAGCAGATTACGAAAAAGAATTTGAGAGTGTTGACTTATCAGATGTACGCGAAGACTATGGTATAGAAGAAGCAGAAATCAATGAAAGATCCTGGGACTGGAAAAATTACGACAAAGAAGCAGGATACGATGCTAACTTTAGTTTATGGTCACAAGAAGCACAAGCCGAAAGAAGTGCATATGGTGATAAGCCATTTAGTAGTGCAGAAGAAATGCACACTGTATTTGTAGACATGATGAAACTTAATGGCATCAATGTCATGCAACAAAAACAGTTAAGTCAAAAATTAAAGGCTCAACAACGTCAAGCAGAAATTGACAAGTATAGAGACTTTAAGATGAGTAACTTTACAAAAAGAAGATCTGCAATGTCTGAGTTAAAAAAACTTGCTGGCATTGAGATTAATGAATTGGCAGACGAAGAACCAGACATGAGTGAAATCAAATGTCCTAACTGTGATAAAGAACATCCAGTAAGTGCAAAAGCATGTCCTCACTGTGGTACACCAAATCATGTTGCGGAAGGTGCAGTCAGAGATCAAGCACAAGATGATTTTGAAATTCTTGCAAAAATGAAGAACGATGGTGCCAGTGAACAAGACATTGAAGCAAAAGCTCAAGAATTAATGTTTGGTATAGATGTATTACATGCAGTAATGAATGATTGGGAAAGCCCATTTGATGAACCAGAAATGGAAGAAGGCATGGACCCAAGCATGTTACAAGACTTTGATCCAATTGCAGGATTAGAAGACTGCCCACTTTGCAATGACAGTGATGAGGGACCAACAGCATTAAACATACGTGGTGATGCAACATGTAAAGGATGTAATGGCTTTGGTAAATTAGGTGTAGTAGATCATATCAAAGGACTCAGTGGCATGGACAAAGAACGTGCTGTTAAATGGGTTATAAAAAACTTTGATTCACTGAATTTAGATCCAAGCATGTTTGAAAGTTTTGATCCACGTGCAGAACAAAGTCGTGAGGAAGAAGCATACAATGAATTAATGGATGCTTATGGTCAAGGTGGTGAAGAAGCATTAGCACAAGAAATAGGCATGAGCATAGAAGAACTTGATCAAGAAATGAGCGAGTATGCTAGAGATCATAGTTTGCACATGGACGACGACAGAGATGAAGTTATCCAAGGATACATCGAACAATTAGTTGATAATGCAGATTGGAAAGACCACGGTGAATATGATTATGAACCAGAAGATGCTGAGATGGAAGAAGCAATCGACGGTACAGTAGACAAAGCCATCGAAGAAGCAATGCTTGAACTTAGAAAATTGGCAGGTATATAATGAACGAAATAGATAGATTACAGCAACTAGCAGGTATTGTAAACGAAAAAGATGCCGGTGACAACAACAATGTTAAAATGGCAGTTGGCCACGTTGATAACGAAAGAGACATGCTTCGCAGAGAGTTATTCCAAATGGGTACTTACTGTGTTGAACTGTTCAAGATGCTAGATGAATTACCTGATTCAGATTTTCCACATTGGTGGCAAGCAAAAATTGTCAAAGCAGGAACATATCTCAGTGGTGCAAAACACTATTTAGAAAACTCACTAGCAGTACCTCCTGGTGATGATATGACTCAAGATGGCACTGGTCCTAGTGATATTGAAGTTTCAGATCCAGATTATGATGATGACAACGACCCAAGTGGCGTTAGTTAAATTTATTCTCAACCGTAGATAGTATCAAATCTAAAATACAATATTGACCCAACATACTTGGGTGCCCACCATCTGGAAAAATATAAGGTTTTATAAATGGATCTTCAACAGTATCTTGGTAAAACTTTTGTTGTTCATCCATATCATTTAATATTTCAAGATCCCAACTATCATCTACATCTATGTCAGAAGACAACTTCCAATACCCAAAATCTTGTTCTGCGTTCTTTATAAAATAGTCATGTTGATGATGTGTTTTAATTAATGTAGCAATAACATCAGATGATGCCAAATGTATAGGAGACTTGGGATTTTGTTTTTTCCATATATTAAAAGTACTTTTATCAAATTTTCCTTGTCCTCCTATCAATATAACTTTTTGTTTGTTTTTCCTTGCCCAACTAGATATTCTATCTAAACTACTTATATTGATATTTTTTATATACTTCTCCAAAGATTTCTTATCATGCACAGGAGCAGACTGAATGTTGCTACCTCTAAATATATTAGAATAAAAAACTACTGAGTAGCCTTCCTTGATACCACAATCCCATTCATGAATACCATTAGACCAATTGAGTCTCTTTTCTATACCACCATTTAATTTTGTGACCTCTATGCTGTCAACTGTCACTTCCCAAGATTGTGCAGGCCAACAAAAATTCTTTACATCATGCCCTAAATGCTTAAGATATATTTCGTAAATGCTGTGAGCTTGTGTTATGTTTAATTCATGTTGTTGAAAATTTATTGCTGAATGTTTATTTAGATCCGCTAATTGTCTACTGTTAATATGCGGTGGTACTTTCTTGTTTGCTTTTGGTCCTAAATTCCAAGTCCAAAACCAACTATCACCAAAAAAGTTAAAATTAGACAT